AAAATAAATATCAATGGAAAGTATAAAGAAAATTTTAATAACTTTGCATTGATTTCATAAATAAGTTTGATGTGCCATTAGATTAAAAACCTAGTGGCACTTTTTTTTTATCTTTACATAAAATTAATATCATGAAAATAAAACTTTTAATACCAATTAGTAAAGAGGGTCGTAATTACAATGAGGGTGATATAATTGAAATTAACGAACTTAATTCAAGTAAATGGATTTCTAAAGGATGGGGTGAAGCTATTGTTAAAAAAGAAGCTAAGCCAAAAAAAGAAACTAAAGAACTAAAATTAAAATCTAAAGAAACCAAAAATGAGGCAAGTAAAGATTAATTCAACTACTGGGTCGGAAATTGTTACATCCGCTGATTTAAAACTATTTGCAAAAATAGATACAACAGCTGATGATGCGATTATTGCAAGGCAAATAACTCAAGCTAGGATATGGTGTGAGAATTATATTTCAAGGGATATTGTTGCAAAAAATAGAAGTTATTATTTAGATGAAACCAGCGGCACATTTACAATACCATTTGGGCCAGTTGCAACAATATCTAGTATTCATGCTGATGGTGTTGCATTAACACATACAAATGTTGGTTTAGACAAAGAAACTATTGAGCTGGATAATGGTTATGCTAAAAAAGTAACTGTTGTATATATTACTGCTGGTCTTAATGATTCTTTATTACAACAAGCTATATTGCAACTAGCCACAACATATTATGAAAATAGAGTTGATTTTAATTCTGGTGATGAAAACAATGCATCTGATTTAATACCAACCGATACAAGGGATATTTTAAATTCGTATAAAGCAATGTTTTTATAATGAATATAGGTAAACTAAATACTAGAATACAGATAAAAAAATTAACTAATGTATCTGATAATTTTGGCGGTTGGACCAATACTGTTACTGATTATATTGATATTTGGGCTAAGTACAAACAAGTCAAAGGATTAAGAACATCAACAGATGGCCAAAGACAAACCAGGACTGAGGTTGAATTAATATGCCGAGCTGATACAATAGATTTTATTGATGCTAATATTGGTGGTCAAGAGTGGTTTTTCCAAGTTGATGGCGTTGATGAGGATTACAGAATAAATGATATTTACGAAAGTGAATATAAAAATTATACAAAAATAATAGGAATTAAAATTGAATAATGGCAAAAGCTGGTGTTAAAATAAATAGTAGTGATTTAGTTTTGCTAAATAAAAAGTTAAAAAAACTTAAAAAAATTAGCGAACAAAAACTAAGCAGTCAAATAGGTTATACAGCCGCTAACATAGTATCAAAAGCTGTAAAAAAAGTTCCTGTTGATACTGGTAATTTAAAGCAATCAATTAGTTTTGGTTCACAAAAAAATCAAGCGTATGTTGAAGCGACTGCAAAATATGCACCTTATATTGAGTTTGGTACTGGTGGTGCCATAAATACTAATGATGCTGAGGAACTAGGTATAAGTGCATCAATGATAAAAGCTATGTTTAGTGGCCAAGGTAAAAGAGAGGTTACAATGAAGCCGCAACCATATTTTTTTAATTCTGTTAGGGAGGGTTTTTATGAATTATTACAAAAATTAGAACAAGAGCTAAAAAAAGCAACAAAATAATGAAAGACCCTATAAAATTTATAAGACAAAAAATAATTACAACTTGCGGTGGTAATATAAGTTATAATGGTGCAAATGTGCCATTTTATAACAGAGTACCTAATAATGTATCATTCCCTTATGTGAGAGTTTATGGTTTATCAACAAATGCAATTGATGATAACCAATCAAAATATAATGTTGAATGTATTACTAGAATTGAGGTTGTTACTAGATTTCAAAGTACAACTGGTGGTGATTTACAAGCTAATACAATCATGAGTGATATAATGAATTTGATTATAAGTAAAAATCAAAGTGCATTTGATTTAACATCTAATAATTTTAATTGTTATGCAGTTCAAAATTCTGGCGTAACATATTTACAAGAGGATTTAACAGACCACACATATTTTAGGGCAATATTAGAATTATCAAATAAAGTTGAACAAACAAATTAAAAAAAATGGCATTACAAGACATGAAAATATATACATTTAACACATTAGCCCTAGGATTATCAATGACAAACATTGAAGTTACATTAAGAATTATTTTGCTAATTGCAACCATAATTTATACAATACAAAAAATAAAAAGTAAAAAACAAGATGGCAACAAAAATTAGCGAGGATACTAACGTACAACTAGATTTAAAAACAATAGGAATTATTATTGCTGGTACAATTTCACTAGCTAGTATGTGGTTTACATTACAAGGCGATATAACTGATTTACAAAATAAAATTGATAATTTTTCTGGTGATGAATTTGTACAACAAATGGAGTTTAAATTTAAAGATGAATTAATCAGAACTAATATTGTTCAAATTGATAAATTAACAGAAAACATCAAAGAGGATGTTGAGGAAAATAAAGAAGCAATAAAAGATTTAGAAGATAAAGTTTATAAAAAAAGATGAAAAAATTTATATTATGTGTGATATTTGTATTGGTTGCGGTTTGTGTTAATGGTCAAGATTTAAAATTATTGCATATTAATGCAAAATGGAATCAATCTAACAATTTTGATTTAAAGGGTGTTAAAAATTGTATAATTAAATATGCATTATTAGAGGACCAGGTGCCATCTTTAAAAGCACAAATAAAATCTGTGCCAGTAATAATATTACTTGACAAAAATGGCAAACCTAGAGGCCAATGGAAAGCTGACTTAAGTTTTAAAATTACAGCTACAAAAGATGAAATACAGCAAAGAATTAATGAAATAATGCTAGAAGGCACAAAATCTAGAAGGGCAACAACAAACTAAAAATAAATTATGATTAGTAAACATATTTCTGAAAAAGAAGCTACTAAAAGCATTACAGCAATGAGATTAGGACTAGCAAATACGCCAGATGGCAACATTTTATCTAATATGAAAGCGGTTGCAGAAAACATATTTGAGCCGCTTAGAAAATGGGTTGGTGGTCCAATAAAGATTAATTCTTTTTATAGGTCTGAGGCACTTAATAAAGCTATTGGCGGTGCATCAAAAAATGGTAAACAAACCTCGCAACATTGTTTTGGATATGCAATGGATATTGATGATATCTATGGCCACAAAACAAATGCTGAAATGTTTAATTATATAAAAGAAAATTTAAACTTTGATAGCATGATATGGGAGTTTGGTGATAGTACAAATCCTGACTGGGTCCATGTTAGTTATGTAAGTGATTCAGTTAATAGAAACCGAATATTAAAAGCGGTTAGAGACAAGGGTAAAACTAAATATATAGATATTACAAATAGTTAAATGAATTGGGAATTTGCAATAGTAGAAAAATTAACTACTGGCCCATTATTAGGGTTTAGCTACTATCCAGCAGATGATTTAAATGACTGGACTGAATTTAATTTATATTTAATATTGTTTGTTATGCATTTTAAATTTTATGAAAATGAAAAAAATAATTGAAGTTTGTATGATGATTTTAGTTTTATTAATTATATCTATTTTTACAATATATCCATTAAGTTAATATTATGAGTGATAAAAAAAAATTTAAAGAAACTACTGTTGGTAAATTATTATTTGGTGCGGCATCAATGATAAACCCAACATTAGGCAAAGTATTAAGTGGTGTAAGTTCACCGCAAGAGGCATTATCTGAAATTGGTAAATCAAAAATTTCTAATGATGATAAAATAAAGCTCCAACAGATGATTTACGAACAACAAAATAAAGAAATTGAATCAATTACATCAAGGTGGGAAGCTGATTCAATGTCAGATTCATGGCTATCTAAAAATGTACGCCCATTAGTATTGGTGTGGTGTATTGTAGTTTTTTCTTTAGCTGGTATTTTAGATAGTATTGAAAGTGTGCCATTTCATATCGGTGTAACTTGGAATGATACATTTGAAAAAGTTATGATGGCAGTTGTTTTAGCTTATTTTGGTGGGCGTACAACAGAAAAAGCAACAAGTTTTTTTAAAAAATAAGTAAACAATGGAAACAATAAAACACATTTTTGGATTTTGTGGGGAATCACATCCAAATATATTTACATTAATTTTAGTTATAGTATTATTTAAAATTTTAATTTATAAACTATATAAAGCTAAATTTAACAATGGCTAAAAACATAGTAAACAATTACAGAAAAAAGCATAAAAAAAGGCGGCCAGGTGTTCATTCTAAAAATGCATCAAAAAGTCAAAATGGCTATAAGAAAAAATCTAGGGGTCAAGGAAAAAGAAGGTAGCTAAAATTGCTTAAATTTGTAGTTTAAAATAAATATATGGCTACGACATTTACTGGCTTAAGGGTTCAAGATACTTATAATGCAATCCTAAAAATAGGCGATAATACAAATTTAACTGGAACTGCAAAACTACTAAGCGATGGCCTTGGTAATGCATCAGCTGTTTATTTATCGACTACTAGATTAGGTATTGGTGTAACTCCAACATATCAATTTCAAACAAGTGCAAACGCTAAAATTGGTGGTAATTTAATTATTGCTGGTGATTTAACAGTAAATGGTACGACTACAATTATTGATTCAACAATTATTGCTATTGGTGATAATATGATTGAAATGGCCAAAGGCAATACAGCTAATACAAAAGACATTGGCTGGTATGGTAAAATAGTATCTACTGGTACTAAATATGTTGGAATGGCTTATGATGCATCAACTGGTATTGCAACGCCAAAATTTAATTTAGGTTTTGGAACTGTTGAGCCAGGTAATACATTTGCAACAACTGTTACTGGTACTTTAGTCGCTAATTTAGAGGGTAATGTTACTGGTGGCACAATATCTGGTACAACTGGTACTTTTACTGGTTTAGTATCTGGTATTGCACCAACATCTGATTTGAATTTTGCTACTAAAAAATATGTTGATGACCAAACAATACCAACACCTACATTAAGTAGCGTTTTAAGTGCTGGTAACACATCTGGTGCAAATGATATAAAAATCATTGATGACCAAAAGCTACTTTTAGGCGATGATGGTGATATGCAAATTTATCACAATCAAGTAAACTCTGTATTTTTTAATGATACTGGAAATATAGTTTTCAGAAATAATGCAAATGATTCAGACATCAGTTTCCAAACAGATGATGGGCAAGGTTACACTACTGAATATTTAAGATTAGATGGT